CCGTTTGCAATCATGCGTACGGCAGAGGTAAACAACTTCGATGGCATGCAGGGCTATGGTTATCCAAAGCTATACACAGTAATTCCATTCTTAAAAACAATCGATCTATGCTATTCGGTGCTATTCGGTGACTTGGATAAAGGACAAAAGCTCTTATTCATCAACGAAATTATGGCAAGCATGCAGAAGGACCAAAATGGCAATAGTTTCCTAACGCAAGAACAGAAGAAACTCTTTATCTTGCTGGGTGAAAGGTTGCCAGACCAAAAGGAACTCATCTACGAATACAATCCAGAAATCAGAACAGCCCAGATTAAGGAAGTGTTTAATCTGTGCTTGAGTCTTCTATCACTTTCATTCGGTTATGGCTCCAAGAAATACCAACTGGAAAGTGGTGAAATCAAGACAGCCACGGAATACGTAGGACAGCGCCAGGACTCCATGCAGGAGCTGAATAAACAGCGCACAGAATCAATCGACTACATCACCGATTTAGTACATGCGTTAATCTGGTTCCATAACACATTCAGTGATGAATCGGAGTGGTCAACAGACGAAGAAATCCTAGTAGAGTTCGACGATAGCTACGTAACGGATAAGGCAACAGAGCTAGAGAGTTGGCGCAACGATGCGCTGAGTTTTCCAGATGTACTGGAATTCAAGATTCAGTACATCATGAAGCGACTAAACTGTGAACATAAGGAAGCAGTCAAGTACTTAAGTACAACAACCCAGGATGACAACACAGACCTAGAGGACTAGCCTATGCTATCTGAAGAACAGATTGAACTGTTAGGTGATAAGTACTTAGTTGGTCTATACAAGGAGCTAGAGCGTGAGGTACTACAGGATATCGCACGAAGAGTCAGAAAGACAGAGCGACTAACCGAAACGGCTGAAATCATGGCCAAGTCAATGCGTGAGAACGGGTACAGTGCTGCAGAAATCCATGCGGAAGTCATGAAGAAGCTGAACGCAACTCCAGAATACAGACGCATGGTCGCAGAGAACACCTACGCATATAAGCAAGAAGTAAAGCAGAAGATAGCCGAAACAGTTAAGACGGCTAAAGAGGCTGGAGATAAGCTGATAGGTGAAGCGGGAGAGATGTCCTTCAACGAAGACCTTTCAATGTGGGAACAAGGCGGTGTAGATCTAAAGCAACCGAACTCTATGAAGCAAATCACTGATGGATTTAAGGCACAAGCTAAAAACGACTTAAAGAACATCACAGGAACGACAGCATTCAAGAGTCCACTGTTAGGCACTGTCGAAACTGCTGAAGCATACCAAAGGTCGCTGGATCTAGCGCTGCTAAAGGTGTCTACTGGCACGTATAGTTACAAACAAGCATGCGATGATGTAATAAAAGAGTTTTCAAGAAGTGGACTACGCACTGTGGACTATGCGAGCGGCCGAACCTATCAGGTCGATACGGCCGTACGGATGATCGTACGTACATCAACTGCTCAGCTTGCAGGGAAGATAACAGAGGCGAACTGCAAGACAACAGGGCAGGACTTAGTAATTATCAGCCAACACTTAGGAAGTCGCGATACGCACGTGTACTTCCAAAATAAAATCTATTCTATGTCTGGCAAATCAAAGAAATACCCAGACATCCACGCTCCTCTCGGTGAAGGTTGTGCGTATGGTAGACCTGAAGGCTTGCAAGGCCCGAACTGTACTCACATGTTCTATCCATTCTGGGAAGGTATCAGCGAGATTCCTGAACCACTGAAAGAGCCTGATCCAGTAGAGTACAAAGGTCGAAGTTACACGCGATATGAAGCCACTCAACAGATGCGCGCTATGGAACGCGAAATAAGAGCTCTAAAACGTGAAAAGTATGTGGCGCGAACTGGCGGAGAGGTAGAACACCTCCGTGCTCAAATTCGCACAGCAAGAGCTGACTACATGAGTTTCAGCGAAGCAATGAATCTTAAGCCCAAAGAAAACCGGCTATTGGTTGGTGGTGAACGAAGTAAATGGGCCGAACTAAAGAAAAACGTGCCACAACTACAAATCAAGAAGACAAAAGAGTGGTTGGATAAATCAATTGATAAAGCTGTAGCTACGTTAGAAGAAAATCAAAACGTTACACGTGACGAATTGACCACACTATTTCCGCCGAAAGTGAAAATCGGTATAAATCCTATTACTGGAAAATCTGTATACGTTCTAGACAAGGATATGTCCTATTTTGTGAACAAACACGTAAGAGATGGGTCTTTAAGAACTGAGGATTTAAAAAACATAGGATATGTGCTTGATTATGACATTGCTGCCAAAGAATTTGATAAAAATGGAAATGAGATAGGTCAAATGTTTATAAAGAAATCGCCATATAGAGAAGGATACCTTGATGCAATAACAAAAATTATGGATGATGGCGAAGAGGTATTTCACTATCAATTTAGAAGTAATAAGCATGCAGCTAAACTCATCAACAAAAAAATAAATTCACAGTTAGTGATAGAAGACAGAAGGAGTGTTGACGTAAAGAAATGAACGTGATTTAATTAAATTAGAAAAGCGATTGAAGTAGAAAAATCCGTCTCGTCTACATCCGGCTGAAGAAGAGGAAATGTGGGATGGCCATGCATAGACACGGGCGGAGGCCCCCCCCATCGCTTTTACAAATTTGAAAATGTTTAAGCACTCTAAATAGGGTGCTTTTTATGTTGGAAGGAGAAAATATGAAGATACCAGCAGAAGTAAAGATATTATTTAAAAGTTATAAGGTTGTTGATGAACTGAACATTCACGATGAAAAAAGCGACTTATATGGACAAATCAATTATCTTAATCAAATTATTAAATTAAACCCACAGGCAAAGGATGAGCAAAAGAAATCAACCTTTTTACACGAATGCGTGCATGGTCTTGATGAAATGTTTAGTATCGGATTAACAGAAGAACAAGTAGAAAAACTTGGAACTGCTTTATACACTTTTATCGAGGGCAATGAAGAGATATTTAAATAGTTGATTAAGACACTTCAAACAGAGGTGTCTTTTTCATATATCCCACACCGCGGAAAGCGCGGTATAGAAGACATTTAAGGAGGAAGAAATGAAAGATTTTAAAGAGATTCTAAAACAAGCTGGATTAACTGTGACAGACGATCAGCTAGCGACCATCGAAACAGAAATGAAGGCGAACTACAAGCCGATAGCAGACTACAACAAGCAAAAAGAAAAGTTGGATGCATCGGACGAAAAAGTTAAGACGTTGACTGCATCACTCGACAAGTTCAAGGATGTAGATCCGACAGCCTTAACACAAACGATTGAAGACCTTAAAGGTCAACTAACTCAGAAGGATGCAGAATTTGCACAGAGATTAGCAGACCGCGACTTCGATGATTTGATTAACACGAACATCAACACTTTAAAGGGCAAAAATGCCAAAGCAATCAAGGCTTTACTTGACGTTGACACGTTAAAACAATCAAAGAATCAGGCCGAGGACATTAAGACAGCGCTAGAAGCCTTACAAAAGGCCGAAGACTCTGCCTTTTTATTTGCAACAGAACAGCCACAAGTACAAGGTACATTCAATCCAATCGGTGGAATTTCAACTCCACCAGCGCCATCTAACTATTTAGATGAGCAATACAAAAATAACCCTTACTACAAGAAGGGATAGAAAGAGGTAATTAAATTATGGCAGTTATTTACGGACAGATTCACGTTGATGAAAAATACAAAGCAACACTAGAACCAAATCTTTATCACAAGTCACCATTCGCGGATGGTAAGACATTCACTTCTAAGTATGAAGAAGGTGCAGCAGGCGGAATCTTCGTACGCAAGTTAGGCACTACAGCAGTAGATGTAGGAACACCTGGACGCGACTTCCAAGATGAAGCTGTGAGAGATGAATTAATCCCAGTTGTATTCAACAACAACTATCAGAAGTCAAAGAAGATTTATGGCGTACAGGCTGCAGCAGTTTCTACTCCATTAGCAAATGAATCTTTAAAGATTGCTAATGAAGAGGTTTCTGAAGGCTGGACACTATCAGGTTTAGCGTGCTTGATCAATGAAGGTAAGGCAGCTACAGCGACAGACGCTATCACAGCTAAGACTGTTAAGCAGGCAGTTATCGCAGTTCGTAAGGAAATCGTAGCTTCTAAGGGCTCTGCTGACGTTCTATTATGCTCACCAGAACTCTACGCAGCAATCTTAGAGCAGGCTGGTTCTGAATTCGTTCCACAGTCAAACGAGTTTACAAATTCTACAGGCCAAGTTGGTAAGTGGTTAGGCTTTAACGTGTATGAAGTTTCTGCGTTGGCCGAAACACAAGGTAAGTACTACGACTCTGCTAACGCATTGAAGACTGTGCCATTTGCAAAGGTAGACTTCATCATGTACAACCATGAAGCTTTAAGCATCATCCCTAACTTCTCGGTTGCACGTATTGTTGACTCCGAGAACTTCGCCGGTTCTAAAGCACAGGTTGAATTGAACTCTGCGTTCAAGGTTACAAATCAGGCTTTAGTACGTGTTCGTAAGCACGTTTAATCGATAGATTAACAGAAGGGAGTGGAACACATATGAGCCTACTAACATGGGAGCGTTATCGCTCCCTTCATGACATTGTTTCTGAAGACGATTTCGATAAAGCAGAAAAGCAAGCAGAGAGTGAGATTCGTAACGTTATGGGCGTTATCCATTTCTCAAACTGGATAGCAGACAATCCAAACCTGACAAATGAAATCTACTACGAGCAGCTGCTCGACTGCATCTGCAACGTTATCAACTACAACGCTACGGTCGGATCTAAAGCAGGACAGGGCGTTGCTTCTGTGTCAAACGACGGTTATAGCGAAAGCTACGTGCTACAGACACAATCACAAGCAACTGAAGAACTGCACAAGAACATCCGTAAGTGGTTATCTGGCACTGGTCTAGTGAGGGCATACTAATGGCAGTCTTCACAGATACGGTCACAGTTTATCAGAAGCAAGCAACAGGCTATAAGCGTACAGTCGTCAACGGCTGCCAATGGTCCGAAAAAATCGAAAAGAAATTGGAAGGTGGCAAGCTGCAGACCGTTAAGACTACTACAATCACGTTTATAGAGCCGTTTTTGCTTGATTTAAGCACGTTCACCGAAGAGGATGGAATCTTCTGCGGAAACGTAGCAGAAACCCCTACAAACGACAAAGGAAGTCGTCTATCAGACATGATAAAGCGATACCCTAAGAGTGGAATCATCCGTGCAGTGAATGACAACTCAAACAGAGATTATCTGAAGAACATAAAGGTGGTCATTTACTGATGGGGGAACTTTTTCACTTCAGCCTTAAGTCTGTAGACATTAAGCCTAAAGAAGTGGCAGAGAGCAGGGGCATCAACGAAGGCGGAACCGTGCAGCAGTTAATTGATAGCGAGTGCCTCCGTCTATGTGATCCATACGTTCCGAAGGATACCGGAGCCTTAATTCAATCAGGAATTATCAACACAAAAATAGGCAGCGGAAAGCTCTGCTATCGCACACCATACGCACGTCGTTGGTACTACATGCCTGCAGATTTCCAAGATGCGCCTATGCGTGGGAATTACTGGTTTGAACGTATGAAGGTGCAGGGCGGTAAAGATAAAATCCTACGCGGAATCAAGCGCATTACAGGAGGTAACGGATGACAATTTCAGAAGCAATCAGCAAGTGGCTGGCTGAGTATGGCAACATCGTCATAGAAACAAACCACGTCTCAGATGGAAGCGATAAATACGGACTATTCAAAAGCCCACAGCGTAACACAGTAAGTTATGTAGACTACAGCTACGAAATCACTGAGTACTATCAACTGCTGGCAAGACTAAACAGCCTGTCAGAGGACGATAGAAAAGACAGTGACGAGCTATTAGAAAAGTTAACCTACTGGGCTGATGACTATCCATTCGTGCATGAGTATCCTACACTCGACGGAAACAGACAAATCCTTAACATTAGCGTTACCGGAAGTCCTTATCCGTTGAGTACAGACTCATCCGATACTGTTTATCAATTATCCATCGAAATAACATACACAAGAGAAAGAGAGGGCTTATAAATGGCACTAACAAGACTCAAAAAACATCAATTTATCCCTTTTATCAATACAAGCAAAACAACAGATAAAAACTGGGCTCGTATTGGCAAATCAACTGTCTTCTCACTGGCTTTTAATGCAAAGACAGAAGAGAGCGACTACATCGAAGATGAGTCCCCAACTACAGAATTAACTGGATATGTTCCATCAATGGACCAAGAACTTGTTACAAACGAAGGTGATCCAGCATTTGATTTCATTTATGAAATGGTGAAGAGCCGTGCAACAGGTGAAGACGCAAAGAAGGAATTCTTACTTGTATTCGCTGGTACTAAGACACCATACGATGCGTGGAGTTGTCCTTCATGCACAATTGAAATCAAGGAACTAAACACAGTGGATCAGAAGATTACATTCGCACTCCACTTAGGCCCAATTACTACTGGTAAAGTAGCAATCACAGCAAACAAGCCTACATTCACAGCAGGCGCTTAAGAATTGAAAGGATAGGAAAGCATGCAATACACTGTTATTTTTAATCGAAAAAGCTACGATTTGCCAAAAAAAACAATGGCAATCTGGGAGGACTTGGATTCAATCTTCAAGCTTGATGCAACAAATCTTCCGAATCGAGAGAAGTATAAAAAGATGATTGAATTCATCGCTAAGTTGGTGGGCCAAGAGGCTATTGATGAAATCTTTGGAACAGAAGATCTAGACGAGATGGATCTAAACGACATCACGCTGGCAATCTTCAAAGTTAGAGATGCATACGAAAACCCACTAGCAAATTATCAAGCAGAAAAGAGCAGTGAAGCATTGAGTCAGATTCCGCTTGATAAGTTACAGTCCTTCAGCAAACTGATGGATGCTGTCTCAAAAGTTAAGAAATAATGCTTGACCTGACCGCTAAGTCCTTACCTAATACAATCCGTATACATGGTAAGGACTTTTCTATTTATACGGATTTTCGAGTTTGGATGAA